AAAAGAACAGAGCATTAATATCAGCGACTAGATGGATTGATAGTTTTGTTTATTATGGAGACAGATGCGATGATGGACAAGCATTAAAATTTCCTAGAAATAACTATCAAGTAGACGGTGTTGAACTGGCTTGTTCTTCTATTCCACAAAATATTAAATATGCACAATTTGAATTAGCTAGAGCATTAGCAAATGATACTGAAGCTATTACTGGTACTACTGGAAAAGATGGTAATTTTTCTGAGGTAAAGCTAGGAGATATACAGGTTAAATACAATACTGATAGTCAGGGAACTGGAGCTGTAAATAATATTCTTGATGTCTACCCGTGGTTACAGAGTTATCTTGGAGCATATATGCTAGGTGGAGCAGGAACATTTCAATTAAGAGCGGTTAGAGGATAATGGCAGGTCAACTAGATTCATTACTAAAAAGTGTTGCTAAAGATGTTGTTTCAACTCTTGGATCTGCACTTGATACTTCTATTGTTTACACAAAAAAAGCATCAGGAAGTTATAACACATCTACAGGTGTATATACAACAACTGATACAAGTTACAGTATTACTGTTCCGATTGAATTTATTAGATCAGAAGAAGATTTAGGTAAAGAGATTAGAGAATTTAAAACCTATATAACACCTGATCTTATTGGAGATAGTCAACCTGATTTTGATGATGAGATTACATTAACTTACGCAGGATCAACTAGAGTAGCAAAGATAGTTAATATAAGCACATTACAAGGTGGTCAAACTTACTTGTTTACAATACGAGGAAGATTCTAATGAGTAAAACTCCATTAACTGATTCAATAAGAAAACAAACAAGAAGGCAGACAAATACTGAATTTAATAATTTAATAGGAACGATTCTTTCAGAGTTACCATCACAAAGCCCTCAATATACAGGTTTTTTTGCTTCTAGTTGGCAAGCTAATACTTACAGACCTTTAGCAAATGAAGCGATACGATCTCCGTGGCTTGAAATAAAAAAACAAAAACGTCAAGGATTAAAAGTAGATCCTAAAATTGAACCAAGATACCCACTTGATAAGAGATTTACTTTTGGAGAAACAGTATTTATAGGAAATAGGGCTGATTATGCTAGACAAGCGTTAGGATCTCCTAATAGTAGTATTGTTCCATATTTAGCAGAATTAGAAAAAGTTGTTGATTTCGTATTTGGTGGAAGTATGAATCAACCAGATGTAAGAGTAGCTGAAAGTCAAGTTTTATTTAAAGGTACTGAACCTGGTAGAAATGCTCCAGCTTTAGGTTCAAAATATAAAAAATTATGAGTTTAGTTAACGCAAGAGCAGCTTTTGAAAAAGCTATTACAGATGCAGTTGCAACAGCAGATAATACTGTACTTATGATGTATGACAATACAACTTATACTACACCTGGAAAAACTAAGAAATTTATAACAACTTCAATTACTTTTAGTCAATCGACAATACAAAATCAAGGTGCAGCAACAGATTATTATTCTGGTGCAATTCAATGTAATATTTATGTTCCAAAAGGTAAAGGTTCATCTGTTATGTCTACATTAGCTGAAGCCGTTATAGATGGATTAACTTCTATAAATGCTTCTAATTATTCAGATCCATTTTCTTGTTCTCCTACGATTGGAGAAGTATCTGGGCCAATACCTGTCGAAATAGAAGATCGTTCACATTTTTTAGGAATTATATCGTGTGCTTTTTTTGCTAATAGCTGATATACTTCTAATAGCTATATAATACCATGACAAGAGCAGTTGATCTTCTTAAAAACAAGTTTGGTGTAAGCCAGCTTTATAAGTATGACATCATGGATAATGATGAAATTTTACTTACTGTTTATTGGCATCCATTAACTATTGCTGAACGTGAGATGATTCAGAAAAAAAGCAATGCGGAAGATACGAATGATTTTGCTTTGCAACTAATGATTGAAAAAGCTTTAGATAAAAACGAAACAAGACTCTTTCAAGATGGAGATAAGGCTTCTTTAAGAAGAGAAGTTGCTGCTTCTGTTTTACAAGAAATACAATTAGCAATGTTAGAAGCTGGTTCTGATAAGGAGGTTAAAGAGGCCAAAGCCGATTTAAAAAGCGAATCCTGATTGGATGTTTATATATTCATTAGCAAATGAATTAAAAAAATCTGTGAATGAACTATGTCAAACGTTAACTGTTGAAGAAATGATAGGTTGGGCTGCTTTTTATGAATTAAAAAACGAACAAGAAAAAAAAGAAATGGATAAAGTTCAAAATAGAAGCGTTATACCTAAATCAAGGTAGAATAGAATATATGTTTTGCTAATAGGTCGAAATGGCACAAAAAGATATAACGATAAGAATAAAAACGGTAGAGACTCAATTAAATAAGTCTCTTAAAAAGATAGAAAAGTTAGAAGGAATTATAAATAAGTTAAATAGTAAGAAAGTAAAATTAAATACTTCTCCAGCACAAAGAGCAGCACAAAAATTAAGAAAAGAAATAGAAAAAGGAACTAAAATAGCTGACAAATTATTTGATGCTAGTAGAAGTTCTGGTTTTGGTAATTCAATAAAAAACGTTAATAGTCAGCTTAGTTTAGTTACAAAATCATTTAATGCTGCTAATAGTGCAGCAGACAGACAAACAAGAGCAACTGCTTTAATTGCTGGTAATCTCAAAAAAATGAGAATGGAAGCTGCTGCTTTTGCAGTAGCAAGTGGTAATCGTGAAGCTTTAAAAGGTGGTGCAGGTAATATTGGAATTAGATTAAAAGAAATAAGAGAGTTTCCAAAAACTATACTTGCAGGAAACCAGGCTATGAACATTCTTAATGGAATGTTGGAACTTGCTGAAGTAAATTCAAAAGAATTTTTACAAATAAATAAAGCAATTGGAGAGCAATTAAAAATTAATGCTTCAATTCAAGAAGCAGCAGATAAGGCTAGTGGTGTTACAAAAAAGAAAAAACAAAATAAAGATAATCAAAGAACAGCACAACGAGTTAAAGCTATTAAAGAGCAAACTCTAAATATAGAAAGAAGAATACAAGATTCTACATTAACTCAAACTACAAAAAATCAATTAATAAATAATTTAAAGAGATCAGGTGTTCAATTAGATAAAAGAGAATTAGAACTTGCCAAACAAATAAATATAGAGACTCAGAGAAATTTGACAATGCAAGAAAAAAGGCAAAGACGTAGAGGAAGAATTGCTCAAAGTGCTCTTATTGGTGGTGGTTTTCCCTTATTATTTGGTGGAGGTCCTGTACAAGCTGCTGCTGGTGCATTAGGTGGTGGTATTGGGGAAGCTATCAGCCCTGGAGGTGGTTTTGCTGGTTCTATTGCTGCTACGGCTGCTATAAATTCTCTTGGACAGATAGCTAATGGGACTAGAGAATTAGCAGAAGCATTGCAAACTACTTCTGGAACTTTAGAGCTTATGGCAGATAGAACTTTATTTAGTTCTAATGCTATTGAAAAACAAGCAAAGGCATTACAAGATCAAGGCAAAGAAGCTGAATTAGCTGCTTTATTAACAGATGAATTAACAAAAGCATTAGGACCAGCAGGTTTAGGTCAATTAGATGATTTAGCAGATGACTCAAGAGAGATGGCACGACAATTTGGAATTTTAAAAACAAGCATGGAATTATTTCTAGCTGGACCTTTATCAAAAATAATAAAGTTAATAAATAGCACTCTTACAAAAGCTAACATTGTTAATCAATTAGATAAAAGTTTAACAGAACTTAAAAAAGTAGATCCTAAAGCTTATAAATTAGCTATTCGTGAATTAAGAGATGATATTACTTTTGTTGATAAATTAAATCCAGTTTCTTCTACAAAAAGAAGTTTTCTTGGTAGTCTAATAAATCCATCAAATTTACAAGTACAAGGAGTACCTGTCGGTGGTGAGAGTAAAGACTTTTTAGGTAAATTTTTACAAAATATTAATACTAAATTACCTACAACAAAATTACCTTTTCAAACTAATACAAATAATGATCCAGCAAAAACCGCTAAAGCAGAAGAAAGTAAATTAGATGCTCTTGTAAAACAAACACTTCAATATGACGCAATAGTAATGTTTGGAACGAAAGAGGCTGAAATAAGAAAACAAATAAAAGAATTTGAAGAAGAAGCTACTGAACAAGAAAAATTACAAATTGCTACAGGTAAAATAAATGTAAGACAGCTTATAGAACAAAATAACGAGGCTAAAAAATTAGCTGATAATGCAGCAATTATTGAAGATTCCTTTAAACGACTTTCAGATACCATTACACAAGATATAGGTAATGGTATTAAAGGTTTAATACAAGGAACACAATCATTAAATGATGTTTTGAGAAATGTTACTAATAAAATTGCTGATGCTTTCTTAAACATGGCAATATTTGGCAACTTTGGTGGAGGATCTGTAACAGGTGGACTTTTAGGTATGTTTAAAGCTAATGGAGGTTCAGTTAAAGGAGGTAATCCTTACATAGTCGGAGAACGTGGACCAGAACTATTTACCCCAGGTGTATCTGGAATGATTACACCAAACCATGCACTCGGAGGATCAACAAACGTAGTAGTAAACGTAGATGCTTCTGGTTCTTCTGTTGAAGGAGATGAAGATGAAGGTAGAGCTTTAGGTGTTGCATTATCAGCAGCTATAGAGACAGAATTAATTAAACA